TTGATGCTAGTGAATATTAAAAGAAATGATTATAAGATATTTTATTGAATTAATTTATATAGGTTTAATTATTTAAAGGATTTTATATGTCAGAAATAACTAATGTTAATATTAATAGTGACTTTTTATGGCAGACTTACGGAGCTATTGGTGATTGTGCGGGATTTTGTTATGACCAAACTAATTTATTTGTAAATGAGATAAGTGGTGAAATGAATTTACCGTATTTCTCTCAAGTCCAATTTATGAATTTACTACAGCCATCAGATAAAGTCATAATAGTATTAAAATGTAGACAATGTTTAACTGGTGACAGCTACATTAATACAAGCAAGGGTATTATGGATTTTGAAGAGATTTATAGTGAAAAATATAGGGGTGTAACAACTACGGTAGATGAAAATAACAGCGATGTAGAAGATGAAATTTTAGATGTTTGGTGTACTGGTGAAAAAGATGTTTATGAGCTATCGCTTTATAGTGGTTTAAAAATAAAAGGAACTAAAGACCATAAAATTAAGACTAAAAATGGAATGGTTAAAATATCTGATTTAAAAAAAGATGATGAAATTATAGTTTCTAATCCTAAATTTGGTGATTATATTATTACAGATGACGAAGCTATTTTAATGGGTTATTTCATAACAGACGGTAGCTATAGCAATGCAAATCCAAAATTTACGAATATAAACCCAAAATATTTAGAAGAATTTGAGAAAAGTTTGTTGAATAAATTTAATGTGAATGTTAATAAGATTAAAAAAGGTAATGGTTATGATTATGTAATTTCAGGTAATAAGTATAACAAGCCAAATGAATATTCTGAATATTTGATTAAATTAGGTATGAGAGTAAAAGGCGATAAAAGGATATTACCTAAAGAATTTCTTGAGTTAAATAAAGAACAAACTTCAATTATGCTTAATAGGATATTTGCAGGTGACGGTTGGTATTCAAAATCCTCAACTCATGGAAACGAGGTTGGTATAGGATCTCCTTCTCTCAAATTTTTACACCAAATAAGATTTTTATTATCAAAATATGGCATATTTGCCTCAATTACTAAAACTAAAAATCAAAATTTCTGGAAGTTAAGATTCTCTCAATATGAATATGTTGAAAAATTTGTTAATGAAATAGGTATTTTTGGGAAAGAATTAAGAAGGGAATTAAAAAAAGTAAATAATGTTAATATTTTAAAGCATAGAGTAAAATCTATAAAATATATTGGAAAAGAGATGACTTATGATATGACAACTAAAAAATATCACTCTTATTCTGCAAATGGTATTATATGTTCAAATTCTGGTTTTAGTACAGCAGTTGTAGCAAAAGCTGTTTTTGAGTCATATTTTGGATTATATAAAGAAATTGCCATTGTATCAGCATCAGCAGGTCAATCAGAGAAGGTATTAGATAGAATTAAGAAAGCCTTTAACTCAATGGCTGATGAGTTTAAACCTAACTTTGTAAGACAGAATTTAACAATGTTAGAACTACAGAATGGTACTAAAATACACTCACTTTCTTCTAATCCTGATACTGCAAGAGGTTATACAGGTGTTGTATATTTAGATGAATTTGGTGTTGTATCAGAAAAAGATTCAAATGAATTATGGAAGGCACTATACCCCACTATAACAACAGGTGGTAGAATAGTTGCTGTATCTACTCCTAAAGGTAAGAAAGGTAAGTTTTATGATTTAGCTACAAAATCATTATCAGAATTAACTGGTAAAAAAGTATTAAATGAATCTGTTAGATATAGAGTGAGTGTAGATGATGTTCCTCATATTAAACATGCAAGAGATTATGGCGGATTATTTGATGGCTTAACAGCAGAAGAAATACAACAAGAGTATGGTATGATGTTCGTTGATGAAAATGAAGATAGTTTTTATACACCTGACTTTATTGCTCATAATCTTTATTGTAAAGATACAGTAACATTAAAAGGTGAACAAATATCCCCTCCTTTATTGACAGATTATTCTGAAATATTTCCAGATGAATTAGTAGAAAAATATGAAACTGATGCAGATTTTAAAATAACTGAAGATTTGTATATACAAAATAATCTCAAGATAAGTTACTTAAATGAGATATATTCAGAGTTTACAGCAGGTTGGGATATAGCTTCAGTTAATGATGATTCTTTTCTAGCAATTGCAGGTAAAAGAATAGATAATCCTACTGTTAAAGATGTTATATTATTGCTTGACATGAAGAAATTTAGTACAGATACTATTGTGCAATCAAAACATGTTAAAAGATTAACTCAAATATTCAATCTAGTTAGTGCTATAGGTGATGGTACGGGTATTGGTAGAGGTGCAATGGAAAACCTTATCAATGATGAAGAAATAAGTGATATATGGGATAAAGTTGTTGTAAATAATAAAGAAATGAAGATAGACTTACATAATGATTTAAAAAATACTTTATCAAATGGTGAATTAAAAATGAGATATGAAGAAACTAAATTCTATCAGAATATATATAAACAAATGTACAACCTCTACTTAATAAATGGGATATTAAAAGGTAAAGGTGGTAAAGATGATTTCCCTAATGTACTAGCATATCTCATACTTGCAAATAAAGTTGGAACAGAATCAGGAATATTTTTCATATAACCTATTGACACTATAAAGTTAGTATGTTAGTATTAAATAAGTTGAGAGAACAAGTTAACGCAACAAGGCTTGTTATAGTCTGATATAGCAATAGGTTTTTGCAAGACTTATATTAGATTATCTAGTTAATATATTATAAGCTCTACGAAAAATATATCCTTTTGTAAATTATGGTTAAAATTTATAGCAACACAATGTCTTTAAATGTGTAGGTTTAATAACTTTTACCGTAAATAAAGTTAGTTGTAGACGTTTCATGATATTGCTTTATGAAACAGCTTAATAAAAATATGTCATAAGTCATATTATAATCAGGGTGATTCTGCAAAAATCACAGCCCAAACTTGATAAATATGCAGATATATTTTTATTATAAAATATGCGTAGTTGTGCGAGTGGTTGAAGCATGTTACCTGCAAAATAACAACATAAGAAACATCACTGGTTCAAATCCATTACTACGCTTTTTGGTCTATTCGTCTAACGGTTAGGACATCTGACTTTCTATCAGATAATTAGAGTTCGATTCTCTAATAGACTACTTCCTTGTTAATTTATATAATAATATACGATAATCATAATACTGTTAATATTATGATTATTTTTTATATATATTATATATTATATTTTATATATTCAATTATTCTTATCATATTCATTAAATCAATACAGACTTCACTATATTGCTCTTTTTGAATCATCATATTATATTCTTCTTGAAATATTTTAGGAATATCAATTGATTGCCTTACTTTTAGAAATAAATAATTATTATTATGAAATATCTCTTTAATAGAGAATGTTACCTCATTTAAATTATAATCAGCTTTAGTTACTTTAGATAACTCAAGAAAGAACTCATTAAAATCATTACAAATTGCTGTTAATAAATCAGTTTCAATCATATTACTTTTTCCTATATTTCATCTTACAAATTATCATATCATGAGTTTATAATAATTGTTAAGATGAATTTTAATTATAAATGGTGATATATGAGTACAAATAAAGATAAAATAGAAGATATTGATATGTTTGATGATGAATTTGATGAAATAGAGAGGGTTGCACCTACTATTGATATAATATCACATAATCCTTCATTTTCTAGTTCAATAGTAAGATTACCAGAATTAAATAGAGATAAGAAAGAGTTAAACAATAACTCATATCAACACTTGTTATATGTTTATCAAGAATCAATTGGTGCATCTTTTGGAATAATATCTAAACTATATAAAGATAATAATTGGTGTTTTCTATCTGTTAATACTATTACTACAAATGTAAGTGCTACAATGCCTTTATTTAAGATTAAGAATAGTAATGGTAAAAAGATAGCTAAAACAAAAGAATATAAAGCATTATTTAAGTATCCTAATAGAAATGAAAATTCTTATCAATTGATTAGTAAGACAGCAATGGCATTAGCTAAATTTGGTAATGCTTACTGGTTTATACAAAAGAAAAGAGGTAGTGGATATGTTCCTAATGCAATATTCCATATACCAACTGAATTAATGCGAGTAATGCCTTATATAAATGCTAGTACAAAAGAAACTGAATTTGCATATATTCAAATAAATAAATATACTCAAAATGCAGAAAGAGTTTATCTTGATAATGAAATAATACACTTTAAATTACCAAATGATGAAAGTCCTATTTACGGATTCGCACCACCAGTTCCATTATTTAGAGATTATTCTTTTGATATGAATGGTAAAAATTGGTTAAATAGTTGGTTTGAAAATACATTCTCTTCAGGTCTTGTTTTAAAGATGGAAAATTCCTCTAAAGAAGTAGTAAAAAGAAATAGAGCAGAATTAAAAGAGAAGTATGATGGTGCTAGAAATGCAGGTAAAACAATGCTTTTAGAAGGTGACATGAATGTTGTTTATGATGGTAATAAGATTAAAGATATGGATTTTAGTAAATTAAAAACTATCTCAAGAGATGATATTATTAATACTTATGGATTAGGTTTATCAATTGCAGGTATAAGAAGTGATAGAGGTAATGCTAATGCTGAAGTAATAGAATCAGAAGATAAAGCAACTTTAAGAAATACAGTATTGAGATATCAAAAAGTTATTGCTGAAGAGATAAACCATAAATTCTTTCATTATATTATGCAAGAAGATGATATTGAGTTTAGTTTTGGTGCTAATAGTACATTTACTTCTAAAAACTCAATTGAATTGGTTAAAGCATCAAGCCAGTTTGCAGGTACTACAATTAATGAAAATAGAGAAACATTAGGATATTCCTCAAATGATGAGCAGGAAATGGACGAATACTACAATACTCCTCTTGTTGCTACTAACAATGGTGTATTGCCACTTAAAACATTGTTTAATAATTTTAATAGTACAGATGGTCAAGGTGTTGATACAATGGTTGAACAACCAACCCTTAAAGTTAATCCTGAAGCTAAAACTATTAAGGTAGAATAGATATTACTTGATTTATAATTAAAAATAAGTTAAAATACTAATATATAAAATTATTAGTATTTTTTTTTAGGATATAATGAAATTTAATAAGTTAACATCTAAAGTTGTAGTAGAAGATAAAAGTACTACTGAATTTATAAAAATAAAAGATTTATTGCATGAATGTTATGAGAATGAACATAAATTGCCATCAAATCATAAGAAGATAGCAGGTTATCTATCTATTTCTCAAATATCTGGTAATAAATCTTGTATGAGAAAAGAGTATTATAATGTTATGAATCATGAGTTTGATAACAAATTTAACTTTGATTCTCATTCTATCCTTAAAATAGGTAGTCTTTATCATGATATGGTTCAATCAGTTCTTCTTAAATATAATAAAATAGAATACGTTGAGCAATTTCTCTTTAATGATGAATACAGAATATGTGGAAGCATTGATGGAATTATTAGAGATAAAAATGGTGATTATATACTAAATGACTTTAAAACTATCTCTTCAGCAGGTTTTGATTATATTCTTAAATCACGTAAAGCAAAAGAGGAACATATAGCTCAAGTTCATTTGTATGCTTTTATGATAGAAAAACAATTAGGTATCAAAATAAATAAACTTAAAATAACCTATCTTCACAAGAATCAAAATCATTATTCAATGAGATTAGATACAACATTAAAGAATTTAAATGAAACATTAACTTATCTTGAAGGTATAATGAAATGGTTAGAATCTAAAAATAAAGATACATTCAGCATTGAACAACAAATATATAATATAAAGAACTCAATTAGTGAAATAGAATTTAGTACAAAAAAAGATGAAGAAGAAGATTACCATATTAAAGAAGTTGATTTTATGTTTGATAACAACATATTGAATAAAGAATTGAAGAAAATAGTAGAATTTTGGGAATTAGTAGAAAACAATAAAGTTATATTAGCTAATAATGAAACTGCTAAATTTAAGAAAGATGTAAAAACTATTAAATTACCTAATAAAATATCTGTAAATTATAAATGTAATAATTGTAAGTTTTTACAAGCATGTAGAAATGGAGTTAAATTGAAATGAATGCAACATTTTCTTTAGATATGAATAAAGAATATTCAGAGTTTGAACAATTATTTGATGTAATTTTAGGATTAGATAAAGATATAAGGATTGGCGAAATTATTGATTATAAAATTAGTCGTTTAGATAATGGGTATCACATTGACATTAAACTTTCACATTAAACTTTCACCAACACATGATTATATAGAAATTTATTTAGATTGCTCTCTTAAAGATTGTTAATAATAAAAAAATATGATATTATTAATTTATATTATTAAATGGTAAAAATAATGACAAAAACAAAAAAGAAAGAAAAGATACCAAAATTAAGACATGATGTAGATGAAAAATCTTTTATGCCTAAAAAAGTTTCTAAATTTTCTGCTAGAAATAAAAAACAACAACTTGCTTATCAGACAGTAATGGAAAATGCTATTACCTTTTTAATAGGTGCTGTTGGTTCAGGTAAAACTACCATTGGTTGCCATTGTGCTTTTGAATTATTATCTTCAGGTGAATATAAGAACATTGTATTATTAAGACCTGTTACCACTTCTAAAAATCAAGAATTAGGGTTTTTAAAAGGTGATTTAAATGAAAAGATTGCACCATTATTACTTCCTTTAAAATCTGTATTTGAAAAGATAATGGGTAAAGAGTATTTTATGTCATTGGTTGAATCTGAAATTATAGTACCATTTGCTATTAACTATATTGAAGGCATGACTTATGAAAGAAGTATTATATTACTTGATGAGTTCCAAAATCTTGATGAAGAAACTTTAAGGTCAATTCTCACCAGAATAACTGACGATTCAAAAGTTATAGTAATGGGTGATAGAAATCAAATTAAACTACCTAATCCTGATATATCATGTTCTCATACTACTGATAGGTTCAGAAATGTAGAAAATATAGGTATAATTGAGTTTGAAGAAAAAGATATTGTAAGAGGTAAAATAACTAGAATTGTTGAATCATGTTATAAAAATGATTCATTAGATAATAACTTATTTGATTCACCTGTAAGACCTCATTACACTAACCATGATGGTGAAATTGTATATTTTGATGAAGTGAAGAGGTAATTCATGAGAGAAAATATAACCACTGATAGTAATGGTATAATTGAAGTTATCATACCTGAATACATTGTAGAAGAAGCTAAACTTAAAGCTAGTGTAGCAAATGTAGAGAATAGATTTTCAATGTATAAAGGTAAGGATAATATATATGTTAATACATTATCAAATATATCAGAATTAGTATTTGGTTATGTTTTCCCTGATGCTACTTATGAATCAACTATACATTATGATTTTATGTGGTATAATAAGAAAGTTGATATAAAGTGTAAACAGTGTAAGTTTAAGCCTTATATGACCTTTTATGCTAGTGTATTAGAAGATCAATATTATAGGCAACAAAATGATGTTTATATCTTTATAAGAGTAAGAGAAGATTTTAAGGTAGCATGGATATTAGGGGCATACAAAAAGGAAGATATGAGAAGAGATTCTATTCTTTCTAAAGTTGGTAAAACAAATGTTAGTACTGGTTATGTTACTAAAAAGAATAGTTTTGATTTACCAATTAGTAAATTAATAAAGTTAGATACTTATGTAGGAAAGTAAAGGAAATAATATGGAAGAAAAGTTTAAAGAAGTAACGAATAATTCAAAATGGACTCACTCTATAGAGAGCGATAATGTTAGTATTTTTTACAATGTTAATAATGGTAATTATGAAATAGAATATGATGAATTTAAAATATTATTCAAAGATATTTTATTTGAATTAAATGAGATTATATATAATGCTTTAATTTCTCTTCCAGTTAAAGAAATTCCTAAAACTGATGTTATGAGTAAAACTATAAGTGAATTAACTAAAGAAGAGTTAATGGAACTCATTAATAAGATAGTTGCCTCAAAAGATGAGCCTACAAAAGCAATTGAAGAAAAAGTAGAAAAATCTAAAATAACTGCGTCTAGTAGAACTTTAGACATAGTAACAAAGTTTCAATATGTATTACATCAAAATAGTGGTTATGAAGATATTGCTAATCGTACTATTGAACTGAAAGAATATATTAATGGATTATCAAGAGAAGAGTTACAGATAATTAAAGATGATTTAACAAATAATCGTGTAACATCAGTAACAGAAGGTTCAGTAATTTTAAGAGTATTAAATGATGCAGTTACTTCTTATATAGGTTATATTGATGCAGTTAAAGCAGTTAATCCTAATTTAAGAGTTGATGTATTTGGTAGAAGTATTATACCAACAGATGCAGAAATGAAAAGCGTAGGTGATTTTAATATACCTGTAGATTTCTCTGGTGCTAAAACTACTAAAGATGAAAAGCCTGAAAGAAAAGTATCTCCATTTAATAGCGTAGTAAGAAAGTGGAAGGAAGAATAATATGAAAATATTAGCAATTGACCCTTCTTATTCAAATTTTGCTATAGTATTATTTGATACTGATAAAAAAGAAATTGTATTATCGCACAATATTAAATTCTCTTCATTATCCTCACTTAAAAAGGTTGAGAAAGAGTCTTTCTTAAACATTGAATATAAAACATTAAGTGATAAAGAAAAAGATTATTATAAAGAGATTTGGGATAATATAAGATTAAACCATTTTGTAGTATTTATAAAAGAAATATATAAAGATTATGGTTATGATGTTGTAGTTACAGAATCACAATTTGTACAAGCAATGAGTGATATATTTGCTTCAGTTAGATTGGCTTCAGTAGTTAATAACAATGCTTTACCATTTTATGCTTATAAAAGTAAATCATGGAACAAGATATTATTTAATAATGGTGGAATGGATTCTAAAACAGCTAAAGAAGTTACTAGACTTAAAATGTTAGAGATAGGTCATGATTATGGCTTATGTCAAGATTTATATGATGCTACAGCTATTATGTATGCTTATATTAAATCTGAACATAAAGAATTATATAATGATATTTTTTGGAATAAATTAAAGGTAAAATAAATATGTTTGAAGGAATGCAAGAAATTAATTATGACCCAAAAGACGACCCTAATGTTCTTCTATTAATTGAGGCTAAAGATAGTAAGAAGTTTACTAAAATAACAACTTATGCCAACCCAATGGTACAAAGTGAGCAGGTGTTAAATAATATAGGTTATGTTGTTGATATAACAAAAGAAGGTGTAATACTTTTATCATTTTATTATACAAATGCAAATAGAGAAGATATTATACATTTTAAGAAAAGTATAAAATTTATGAATATTGAAACAGTAGAAGTTAATACTATTTCTTATGATACTGAATATACCAAAAAGATACATAACTATTTAAAATTAGCTTCACAATATGGCATTGAAGATAGTGCCAATGATATTAATCTTGAACCATTTTCTTCTACCAAATATGACAATTTTATTGTTAGCACTAATAAATTAATTAGCTTTGATGATGAGTTAGAAAGTTTAGAAGATACAGATTTAGATGAAAATTCAATCAATGTATTATCAAAATTTGTTGATGAATATAAGATTAGAGATTATTCACAAATGTTTGTAGAAGATGGTAAGCATTACTGTAATTGTGGTAATGAAATGGATAGTAAAATGCTAGAAAGTAATAGAGCAATATTTAAAGATAATGATAATGGCTTATGCGATGAATGTTGGCAGAAATTGTATTATATGGTTAAGAATAATTAGAGGTTAATATGAGTAAACAAGATGATTTTTTAAAGAAATGCTTATCTTATGAAGGGTTTGTAGAAGGTAAAGGTAACGATAACCCTTTTGGTAAGTATTATGGTAGAAATTTTGAGAGTTATTGTGCTTTTTTTGTATCATATAATGCTGAAATGACAGGAATTAATTTCTTCAAAAATATTAAAACTAAAGATGGTAAATTCTTCTTAACAGGTTGTACCAATAGATATGCAGGTTGGTGTCCATCTTTATATAATTATGCTAAAGCTAGAGGAATACTTAAAATAGACCCAATTAAACAACCTCCAAAAGCAGGTGATGTTATTCTTTTTAATATGAATAAATATTCTGATGGTGTAAGATGGTCAGATCATGTTGGAGTAATAGTTTCATACGATTCTAAAAGAAAAGTATTTCATACTATTGAAGCTAATACTTCTAATAGCAATAAAGGGTCACAATCTAATGGTGGAGGGGTATTCAGGAAAGAAAGGTATATTCAGAATATTACTGGATATTTTAGTATAGAATAACATGAATAAAAATAAAACTAATTCTGATTTAAAAACTAATTTAGACTCGTTTATTGTTTCTCTATGTGATATAAATTCTTATAATTATAATATAAATCCTGAAATTGTATTTAGCGATAAAGAACAATTTATAAACTTATTTCTGGCAGTAAACGATTTAAACCCTGAAGATTGTACTGTTGATATTACAGAGAGTGATTCACCTTTAACACACATGACTATAACAAGGAACGCTTTAGATAATAGAGATAGAGAGATTAAGACCCATTCTATAACTTTATATCGCAAGGAGTTTATATATAGAACTTGTTTCTATTCTCCAATTAAAATAAGATTGGTTGAAAAATAATAATTCTTTTCTTTTCATATTACTTTTCCTACATAATACTTAACAATTTTATGTAGGATTTTTTATTGACAGTATATTTTAGCATGTTATCATATAGATTATAGTCAGTTTTAAATAAGGAGTTTAAAATGTTAACGAAAGAAGAAATTAAAGAACTTACATCAGTTCGTAATCAGTTATATAGTGCTAAAAAATATTTAAATAATAATCAACTTGCTTTAACTTATATAGCTGAATGTGATATAGATAAATTAGATGAATTGTTAAATGATTTAGATTCAGAAATACAAGAACAGAATCATAAAATGTTCAAAGAAGAAAATTATATAGAAAATATTATTAATGAGGTGAAATAAAATGACAGAATTATTAAAATTTCCATCAATTGAAAATACTTATGACCAAAAGAATATTGATTTTTGGTTACGTAATTTCCCTGAACTAGAAAATGAATTATTTCTAATAACATCTAAAATAGATGGTAGTAACTTTAGCATTATGATTACAGAAGATGGAATTAGATATGCTTCCAGAAATCGAATAATAGAAGAAAATGATTCATTCTTTAATTATAGAGAAGTAGTTAAAAGATATGAAAGAGATATTAATTTATTTCAAAAGCATTTAATTAAATTTGGTTTAAATAAGATTCAAATTACATGTGAATTATTTGGTAGAAGTGTATTTAATAGAGTTCAATATTTTCCTGAAAATAGATTAAGAATATTATCAATAGCAATTGATGATAAATGGCTATCACCATCAGCTTTAATGACATTAATTATGTCAGTTGGTCTTACAGGATTAAATAGTAAAGGAGAGGTTGATAATACCTTTAGTGAAGCATTAGTATTAGCTCCTAAAATAACAAGAGTTGCAGGTTTAAAAGAATCTTTATCATATAATTGTGAACATAAATCTTTAATTAATCGTGATATTGAAGGTGAAAATTTTGAGGAAGGTATCGTAATACAACCTTATAGTAAAAACTTTTATTTTACAAATACTGATGGAGGTGAGAAGATGTTTGTATTAAAATCAAAACACCCAAAATTTGCAGAAAAGATAAAATCAAATAATATAGATAAAATTCAATCGACTAATCTATCTCATATGTCTTTATTAATAAAAGAATATATTAATGAAAGTAGAGCTGTAAGTGCTATATCAAAATATGGTCAAATGACTTCATTCTCTGATATTCCTAAATACCTTCAACTTGTAAAAGATGATATATATCAAGATATTATTAAAGAACATCAATTATCATTAAGTGATTTTAATTCTTCTTTTAAACCTTTAAGCAATCAAGTAGTTAAATTATTAAAAGGAGTTAAATAATGTTATTAGAAATACCAACGGTTAATGAAATTATCGGTGAATTAAGTGAAGATGAAATTAAAATATATAATGAAATAGTTGAAACTTTTATAGATAAATCAAGTAAAATAGAAAATTTAATGGGTAGTGAGATAATTGTACAAATAAATAGGAAGTTAATTAGTAGTAGACTTCATTATAGATTAAGAAGAGATTTTAAAAGGTCTAATTGGAGTTTTGTAGGTAGTTACTACAATGAACACATTAAATTCTTTATAAGTCCAGTATATATGTAGAGGAGTATAAAATATGAAATTAAAATATTATGAAGCAGAAAATATTAGAATAGCTTATGGTATGAGTGCTGATAAAGATAAGATAAAAGAAAACTCTATATTAAAATATGAAATAGATGAAAAGATATTTAATAAGATAATATCAAGAGAATTATATAATAAGAAGCCAAAAGATAAACCATATATTTCTTCTATTAAAAGATTAAATTCTTATGATGCTAGAAGAATAAGAGAATTATATGAATATTATTTAAATGATGATTTAGTTGAAGAGAAATCTTTATCAAACTTTAATGATGAAGTTATATTAAATGATTTTGGAACTAATTTGCCAATAAGGCGTTTAAGGGATATAATAAATAAAAGGTCTTTTAAAAGTTGATTTAAAAAAGAATATACAAAAATAATTTAATACAAATTGCTATACAAAATATAGCAATTTTATTTTTTACAATAATAGGAAGTAATATGAAAAAACAAGATTTATTTAATCCATCAGGTGATGATAGGGTTGAGAATAGACAAATGATTGGTGGTAATACTACAAATTTATTTAATTTAAACGAATCCAAATATAATTGGTCTAAAAAGTTTTATAGGGTTATGTTAGGTAATACATGGTTTCCAGAAAAAGTTAATATGTCTGCTGATAGAGTTGATTATCAAAAATTGACTGATAATGAGAAGAAAACATTTAAATCTATATTGTCATTTCTTACATTTTTAGACAGTATTCAAACAAATAATATACCAAATGTGTTTGAATGGATTACCGCACCTGAAGTAAAGATGCTTTTAACCATTCAACAATATCAAGAAATGATCCATGCTAGTTCTTACTCATATATTATCGAATCTGTAATACCAAAAAATGAAAGAAATGAAGTATATGAATTATGGAGAGAGAATGAGTTTCTTTTAAAAAGAAATAAAACAATAGCAGGATTTTATCAGGATTTTATCAATAATCAATCTAAAACAAACTTCTATAAAGTATTAATAGCAAATTATATACTTGAATCAGTATTCTTCTATAATGGCTTTATCTTTTTTTATTCTTTATTACAAGATAAAAAAATGATGGGAACAGGTGATCAGATAAGATATATCAGTTTAGATGAAAAGATACATATAGAATTATTTGCTAACATCATAAATGAGGTCAAGAATGAGGTTAAAGATTGGTTAGATGATGAAACTATAATATCAATGTTTAAAGATGCAGTAGAGCTAGAATTAGAGTGGAATAATTCAATATTTAAGGATAATCTTCATATTAATAATGAAACAACAAAAGATTATGTTCATCATTTAGTTAATATTTCTTTATCTAAAATAGGTATTGACAGTATATATGATGATGCGTATAATCCTTACAAGAAGTTAGAGGAATTTTCTGGTGATAAGGTAAATAATATGAAGTCTAACTTTTTTGAATCAACTGTGACAAATTATTCACAGTCAACAACATTAAATAATTGGAATTTTTAAGGAGTATTTATGATTACATTTAACGGCATTAATTTTAGAGATTTAGAGTTAGCAGAATTATTTGATAATGCTACAAGAGGAATGAAACAAGAAGATTTATCAAATATTGATAATCTTATTAAAGTAGTAAATGATAGTGTGAGTTTAGAAGAACCTAATTTTAGATATGTTTCTGCTAATCTCTTATTACATAAAATTAAAAGAGAGTTTAAAGAAACAGTTGGTGAACTTTCACTTTATCAATATATACAAATGATGGTAAAAGAAAAGCAATATACAAATAAATTACTAGAAGAATATAGCGAGTCTGAAATAAATGATATAGAAAAGTTTATTGATGAAAAGTATAATTATGATTATGATTATGCAGGTATGAATCTTCTTTATAAAAGATACTTAACTAGAAGTAAACAGAATAAAGTTATGGAAACACCTGAAGTAATGTATATAGTAATTGCGATGATGTTAGCTATTCCTGAAAAAAGATGTGATAGAATTAATAAAATTAAATATTTCTATAGCTTTACGCATTCAAGAAAGATTTCACTAGCAACACCAATTCTTCTTAATTTAAGGAAAATAAATGGTTCTTTAAGTTCTTGTTTTATCCTATCCGCAGATGATTCCTTGTTATCAATTAATCATACAATTAATGAAATTGGGTTGATTTCTCAACAAGGAGGCGGTGTAGGTGTTAATGTGGGTAGAATAAGAGCAACTGGTAGTATGATAGGTCAAGTTCCAGAATCTTCTAGTGGTATTATGAGTTGGATTAAGATTATAGACACTATTGGAACAGCAGTTAATCAAAAAAACTCTCGCAATGGAGCTGTAACCGTTGCTGTACCAGTATGGCATTATGATATTGAACAGTTTATTCATTGTCAAACAGAAAATGGTGATTTAAGAAGTAAAGCTTTTAATATTTTTCCTCAAGTTATAATTCCAGATTTATTTATGCAAAAGGTTGAAAATAATGAAGATTGGGCTATATTCTGTCCTTATGAAGTTAAAAAAGAATTTGGTATAGATATTAATGGAGTTAATAAAGAAGAGTTTGAAGAATTATATTTAAAAATATTAGATAATAAAAATGTAAGAAAAAAAATTATCAATGCTAAAGACCTTCTTAAAGAAATAATGAAAACACAAACCGAAACAGGTATGCCATACACTTTCTTCAAAGATACAGTAAATGAAACTAACCCCAATATTCATGATGGTGTTATAGAGAACGCAAATTTGTGTGTAGTTGGTGAAACTAAAATATTAACAAAAGATGGTTATAAAGAAATAAAAGATTTAATTAATCAAGAATTAGAATTATGGAATGGTGAAGAATGGTCATTATCTAAAGTTTTTCAAACAGGAGAAAATCAAAAGATAATTGAAGTTAGTTTTAGCAATGGTCAATCAGTTGAATGCACAGAATATCATAGATTCCCTGTATTAAGAAATGGTATAAGGAAAAATGAATATGATATTGTTGTTGCTAAAGATTTAAAAGTAGGTGATAAATTAATTAAACATTCATTACCTATTATAGAAGGTGAACTAGAATTAATAGACGCTTATACTAATGGCTTTTATAGTGGTGATGGAAGTATGCAACAAAATGGTTATCCTCAAATATCATTATATGGTGAAAAGATTAAACTAATTGATAAACTAAATATTCGCTCTATTGGTAATTATGAAGAAAAAAGTGATAGAAAAAGAGTTTCATTATATAAAGATAGAATAAAAGATAAATTCTTTGTTCCAGACGCTTCATACACTATTAAATCAAGATTAGAATGGTTGGCAGGTATATTGGATTCTGATGGTTGTTTATTAGAAAACAAAGGTACAACGGGTAGCCAAACACTTCAGTTAGGGTCTATACATAAAGATTTTCTTAAAAACATACAATTAATGTTACAAACATTGGGCGTTAATAGTAAAGTGGTTGATTTATATTCAGAAAGAGAAACAATGATGCCAGATGGAAGAGGTGGTAAGAAATTATACCAATGCAAAAGAACTTATAGGTTATTAATATCATCATTTCATTTATATAGTTTGAGAAAAATAGGTTTAGAAACATTTAGATTAAATTTAACCGCAAACATTCCACAACGAGATGCTAATAGATTTGTAAAAGTTGTTAGTGTTATTGATAATAATAAAAAAGCTGATACATTTTGCTTCACTGAACCTAAAAGAAATATGGGAATGTTCAATGGTACACTATTATTGAATTGTGCCGAATCATACTCTAATTTTAAGCCATCTAAAATCAATGATAAGCCTCAATTAACTAATGGTTTAAATATATCACAAGATATTACATCTGGTGTAGCACATACATGTAATTTAGTATCACCAAATTTGGCATTAATTGATAACGATGAAGTTTTGGAGCAAACTATATCGTTATCAGTAAATATTTTAGATAACACAATAGAATTGACTGAAACACCAATTCCTGAATCTAAATTACACAATGAATATTATAGAATAATTGGAGTTGGAGCATTAGGATTAGCTGATTGGTTAGCTAAAAGAAAATTAACTTATAGAAATTCCACTAAACAAGTTAACGAATTATTTGAAAAGATTGCATATTATGGCATTAAAGAATCAGTGAAATTAGCTAAAGAAAGAGGCATATATCCATTATTTGAAGGAAGCGAATGGAGTAAAGGTATTGTATTTGGTAAAAGTAAAGAATGGTTTAAAAATAATGAAACTAATATAGATAAAGAAAAGTGGTACTCATTATTAGATGAATTACAGAGATTTGGAATAAGAAATGGTGGCATATTTGCATTACCACCTAATACCTCCAGTTCTCTTTTAGTAGGTGCTACTGCCTCTATTTTACCTCCATATTCTAAAATGTTTATAGATAAAAATAGTAAAGGTGCTATTACTACTATTCCTCCATTCTTAAATAAAGATACAATGTGGTATTATCAAGAGAATAAAAATATTCCTCAAGAACATGTTATCAACACTATCTCTACTATTCAACAATGGGTTGATCAAGGAATATCAGGTGAATTATTACTAAATATAAAAGATGGTATTATTACAGAAGCTAGTCAATTTTATGATTTAATAATGTTAGCATGGAAGAAAAAGATGAAAACAATATATTATATTAGGCAAGTTAAAGAAGAAATAGGTTCAAATGAATCTTCTTGTGTATCATGTGCTAATTAATTAGTATTGACAATAAGGTTAACTATGATATAATGAAACTATAATATTTATAGGAGTAAAAATATATGTTAGCCTTATTTTTTTATCTTTACTTAATACCATTATCAATAAATACTATTTTAATGATATTGCTATTAGCAAAATTATTTAAGATTGAAAGTGGAGAGTATAGCAAATTATCTGTTATTTTAAAATCTATTCCAGTACTATTATCAATGTCTGTAATGAGCTATTGGGGAACACTATTATTCCTTATAGGTGTTTTAATGATATATTCAAATGAATATTTAACATTAGAAATGATTAGAGAGGGAACAAATAAATAATGTTAGGAATAAGTATAGTATATCACTTTAACAGATATAGTAAGATTGAACATATAGAATCAATTCTTTCTAAAATTAAGATATTGAAACAATCAAATAAAGAATTAAAGTTTAATATCAATATAGTGGGTATTAAAGAGAATTTAGACCAAACTATAGTCAAAAAAATATCACAATTAAATCAAAAGGAATATTTAGATTTTAATGATGGTTTAAATACTTT